GGAGGTCTTGATGCCCAGCGCCAGGCCGCATGAGATCCTTGTGGACTCAATTGGTTTGGGCGCTGGGGTTGTTGATCGGCTCAGGGAACTGGGTTTGCCTGCCCGCGGGATCAACGTAGCCGAGTCCCCGGCCATGGGCAATACTTACAGGAATCTTAAGGCTGAACTCTGGCACAAGGCCAAGGCATGGCTTGAGGCGCGTGACTGCCGCATGCCCAAGGATGAGGCGTTAATTGCTGAGTTGGCGACTGTGAGGTATTCGTTCACGTCCAGCGGGAAGATCCAGATTGAGGGTAAGGACGAGATCAAAAAGCGCGGCCTGCCGTCACCTGACAGGGCTGATGCTTTTTGCTTGACCTTCGCGTCTGACGCTGTTGTCGGGATGTATGGGTCGGCTGGTTCGGGTAAGTGGTCGCAGCCTTTGCGCAGGAATCTGCCAAGGGTTGCATAATTGGGGGGAGCATTAACACGCATGGGGATTGGGGCAAATTTCGGACGAACCGTCAGTCGCACCGACGAGCCACAACCTGACGGATCAGTCCCCAGCCGTGTTGGTGAATGCACAGACTGATGTGCTGATTTTCGAAAGTAGCACCTGTCGTTGCGTGGAGGTCTAGAACGAATCGCAACGGTACTTGGGAATTGCCCACTGAGGCGGAAGTGTAGAAGTCTTGCAAGGCTAAAGCATGGATCAGGACATTGTGGGAAACACAGGAAAGCTGGAGATCAGTGCCAGCCGCCAACAACTAACACGCATGAGGATTGCTGGGTGTGCATCCCCATTTGCTTTGCGTTATGCAAGAGCAGTCCTCAGCCGTGTTGGTGTAACTCAGTTGGTAGAGTCATGGGCCGATTAATGCACGGTCGATGCTGTGTGGAATTGCAATGAAGCACAGTAGGCGTGTCGCTGGTTCGAATCCAGCCACCAACAACCCATTTTTGAAAGGGCAAGCATGAAGATGACCAAAGCGCAAAAGAAAGTTGGCAAAGTGATGGGAGAGTACAAGTCTGGGACTTTGCACTCTGGCAAGGGTGGCAAAGTGGTGAAGAACCCCAAGCAAGCCATTGCGATTGCTCTGTCAGAGGCCAAGATCAAGCCCAAAAAGGCCATGAAATGAAGCCCGGTTTGTATGCCAACATTGCGGCCAAGCGTGAGCGTATCGCTGCCGGGTCCAAGGAGAAGATGAGGAAGCCTGGCACTCCCGGCGCTCCCACTGCCAAAGCCTTCAAGCAGGCAGCGAAAACTGCCAAGAAGAAATGATCAAGCGCGGATCTGAGACATTCTCAGGCTACAACACCCCCAAGCGCACGCCTGGGCACAAGACCAAGAGTCACGCTGTGCTGGCAAAGAGTGGGGACGAGGTCAAGCTGATCAGGTTTGGCCAGCAAGGTGTTTCTGGGTCGCCTGATGGGACCAAGAAAAACGAGGCATTCAAGGCCAGGCACGCAAAGAACATTGCCAAGGGCAAGATGTCTGCGGCGTACTGGGCAAACAAAGTAAAGTGGTGAACGACTATGGCAACCAGAGACTATGAACGCGCAGCCGAACAGATGATGAAGGGTAATGGGGACAAGTGCCCCATTGCCACTCAAGACATCACGGTCAACCTCAAGAACCGTGGCAAGGCCATCGACTCTGCGGCCTACGGCCCAGAGAACCCGGCACTGCCCAATAAGCAGTTTTGGATGCAAAAGGCCAAAGACTGGGAGGTCAGCGAAAAGGACGCGAAGACATGCCTTTGCGGTAACTGCTCTGCCTTCAACCAAGAGCAGTCGATGCTTGATTGCATCGCCAAGGGAATTGGTGACGAGGGTGATCCCTGGGCCATGATCGAAGCTGGGGATCTGGGTTACTGCGAGATCTTTGACTTCAAGTGCGCGTCGAGTCGTACCTGTGATGCCTGGGTCGCTGGCGGTGAAGATGAGTCCGAAGACATGGACGAAGAGTCAGAAGATGAGGGCGAATACAGCGGCAACGACATGGGGTCTGCTGGCATGGGGTCGCTGATCACGATCAATGTTGAGGGCAAGGATTGATCGCCCCGATTGCTGTTGCCACTGTCAGTGGCAAGTGCTTGCGGATGATGGTCACGAGCGTGCGCGAGTATGCAAGCGAAGTGCCCATCTATTTGCGCGGCCCTGAGTCAGTCATCACGCCATATGATGCCGATCACATGATTTGCGGCCAGCCAAGCACGTTTGGCGAGTGCTACAACGAGGTCATTGATGCTGTCTTTGCTGACGGCTTTGACTCTGTGGTGGTGGCAAATGACGACATTGTCCTGACCCCCACCAGCTACCAAATGCTGATGGCCGATGTGGCACTGCTCAAAAAGGAAGTGCCCAAAGTCGGCTGGGTGGCTGCCAGGTGCGATGCGTCCAGGGCCACACAAAACATCAGATCCAACCCTTTTGGCGAGGATCTCAATTACTTCAAGTACCCATTTGAAGATCACATTGTCCCGATGGAGTGCCCATCCCCCATCTTTGCCTGGATCTCGCGGGAAGCCTGGGAGACGGCGAAGTATCCCCCTCTGAATTGGTACTCAGATGACGTGCAGTGTACTGATTTAAATGCGGCCGGGTTTCAGCACTATCTGTCCCGGTCTTATGTCCATCACGTTGGCAGCCAGACAATTGGCCTTGATGGCGCAAAGCTCATCAGGCAGGCCATGCCATGGCTGAGAAAGAACAGGCCCGAATATGCCAAGCTCTGGTTTGATACTCAACCTGGGTAGTGGCCGAGATCGGCGGTCTGAGTGCGTCAACGCTGACATCAGGTCAGATGTCGGCGCTGACTGGGTTGTCGATATTTCCAAAATGAAGTATGGCGAGGTGATCTGGTCGCCCATTGACAAGGTGACCATTGAGCGCGGCATGTTCTCCAAGATCATCGCCATTGATGTCCTTGAGCACATCCCAGATCTGGTCGCGGCCATGACCAACTGCCGAGATTTGCTGGAAATGGGTGGCGAGATGCACATCTCAGTGCCCTATGACCTGAGTCTGGGGGCTTGGCAAGACCCCACGCATGTGCGTGCGTTTAACGAGAACTCATGGGTTTATTACTGCGCCTGGGCCTGGTATCTTGGTTGGACTGGTTCGCGGTTCAACATGGAGCGCCTTGAGTACAAATTAAGTGCAAGCGCAGACTTAGAATTGCCACAAGATCAATTGCTGCGCACGCCCAGGGCAGTTGAGTCAATGTATGTGGTTTTGAAGAAAGTCCCAATATGATCAACGACCTCAATATCAGCACCGACATCGTGGCGGCAGAGACGATGGATGACAGCGAGCTGCAAGGCATCATCACCTCTGACCTCGAGGACGCTGTCAGCTACATCGACTCCGACCTGAGTCCCATCAGGGCCAAGGGGACCGAGTATTACCGTGGTGACCCCTTTGGCAATGAGGAAGAGGGTCGCTCCCAGGTCGTTGCCATGGAGGTGCGAGACACTGTCAGCGCCATGATGCCCAGTCTCATGCGTGTGTTTTTCAGCACCGAGAACACGGTTGAATACATGCCTCGCGGCCCAGAGGATGAGATGGGCGCACAGCAGGCCACTGACTATGCAAACCTGATCTTCAATTCTGACAACAACGGTTTTATGACCACCTATGCGATCTTCAAGGACGCGCTGGTCAGGAAATGCGGCATCGCCAAATACTGGTGGGAGGAAGAGGAGAAGGTCCGCATTGAGGAATACTCAGGACTTGATGACCAGACCCTGCAAATCCTGTCCCAGGAAAATGCTGAGGTCAAGATTGTCGTGTCCTACCCTGACCCGGCCATCTCCCAAGAGATGATTGACCAGGTGAACGCGCAAGCCATGGCCGCAGGCCAGCCAGCGCCGCCAGTGCCCATGTTGCATGATGTCCAGATCAAGCGCATCGTCAAAGATGGGCGCGTGCGGATCATGGCCGTGCCGCCAGAGGAGCTGGTCATTGACCGCCGCGCGCGGTCCTTTGAGGATGCTGCCCTGATTGCGCACCGCCAGATGCTGACCGTGGCCGATCTGATCGCCATGGGCTATGACGAGGATGAGGTGCGCGATAACCTGACATCCAACGACCTGGACTCCAACGAGGAATTTTTGGCGCGCCAGCCTTTGAACAACATCACTGGCAACAACAACACGACCAACCCCATGATGCAGCGCGTGCTCTACGTTGAGGCGTACTCGCGTGTGGACTATGACCAGGACGGCATCCCTGAGCTGCGCAAGATTTGCTGCATGGGTTCTGGCTACAACATCGTTCGCAATCTGCCTGCGTCCTATGTCCCATTCGTGGACTTCCCATGCGATCCAGAACCCCACACCTCGCCCCTGGAGTCCATGTCGATTTTCGACATCACGCATGATTTGCAAGAGATCAAGTCTGAGATCTTGCGCAATACGCTGGATTCGCTGGCCCAATCGATCCACCCCAGGACCGCAATTGTCGAAGGCCAGGTCAACATTGATGACGTGCTCAACAACGAGACTGGCGCTGTCATTCGCATGCGTGCCCCTGGCATGGTGCAGCCATTCAATACCCCATTCGTGGGGCAGGCAGCATTTCCGATGCTGGATTATGTGGACCAGATCAAGGAAGACCGCACCGGGATGAGCAAGGCCGCGATGGGTCTTAATGCTGATGCCTTGCAGTCAAGCACCAAGGCAGCGGTGGCTGCCACCATCAGCGCCAGCCAGGGCCGCATTGAACTGACATCGCGGATCTTGGCCGAGGGCATGAAAAAGCTCTTTAAGGGCATTTTGTACCTGATCACCACGCACCAGGACAAGCCCCGCATGGTGCGCCTGCGCAATGAGTGGGTGCAGATCGATCCCCGGGCCTGGGATAACTCCATGGACGTGTCTATCAACATTGGCCTGGGCCAGGGTGACGTGAATGAGCGTTTGCAAGGTCTGATGATGATCTCGCAAAAACAAGAGCAAGCTCTGAGCACCATGGGCGCTGATAACCCATTTGTGACCGTGGCCCAGTTTTCGCGCACCCTGCGCAAGATCGTGGAATTGTCCGGGTTCAAGGATGCCAGCCAATACTTCAAGGATGTGCCGGAAGGCTATATGCCGCCCAAGAACCCTGAGCGCCCGACCCCTGAGCAAGTGCTGGCTCAGGTTCAGGCCGAGTCGATCCAAGCTGACATCCAGAAAAAGGCGGCAGAGCTGGAATTGCAGCGCGAGAAGATGATCCGGGACGATGATTATCGAAGAGATCAACTGGTACAGGACTTAATGCTCAAGAAGTACGAGCTTGAGTTAAAGTATGGGGTGCAACTTAGCACTGCTGAGATTCAAGCCCAGCAGGCTATGGACAGAGAGGCACTGCGCCAAGAGTCTGCCCTGATGGCCCAGGCCATGCAGCAGACATCAGCGCCAGTGCCACCCATCAACCCTAATAGTGGAATGGTTCAATGAACGAAGATCAGGTACGCAGGGGCCGAAAGGCCGAGCAATTGCTGCAAGACGAAGTCTTTGCGGCGGCGCTGGAAAAGCTCGAAAACGAGCAGCTCTGGGCATTTAAGGGCAGCAAGCCCGAGGAGGCCGAAAAGCGCGAGCAGGCTTACGCAATGATCAAGGCCATTGAGTTGTTCAAGACCGAAGTCACCAAGATGGTGGACAACGGCAAACTGGCGCAGCGTGCAATTGAACGCGCCCAGAAAGTCACCGTATGAACACGCAGGCAGCACCACAACCCAGTGCCCCTGCGGGTCCAATGAATTTGGCCGAAGCGGCCAATGCTCTCGAGGGAATACTGCCAGTCGATGGAGAACAGTCGCCCGAAGAGACGCAGTTGCCAGAGTCCGAAGAGGATGATGGCGCGGCCTCTGGCGAGGAATTGTCAGCAGATGCAGACGCTGCTGACGATGAAACGCAAGAGGAACAGTCCGAAGAAAATGAGGAATCTGAGGAAGAAGAACAGCCACAGGTTTTCACCGTCAAGGTAGACGGCAAGGAAATCGAGGTGACGCTGGACGAGCTCCAGAAAGGTTACTCACGAACCCAGGACTACACACGCAAAACGCAGCAGATCGCTGAGATCAGGAAACAGGTCGAGGCTGAGACTGAGGCAGTGCGTGCCGAACGTGCGCAGTACGCACAGATGTTGGGAGCGTTACAGGCCCAGCTCCAAGGTGCTGATGCCAAGATCGATTGGGACCGTCTCTACCAAGAAGACCCCATCGAATGGGTGCGGCAAAAAGAGGTGATGCGTGAGAAACAGGAAAAGCTCCAGGCTATTCAGTTTGAACAGCAGCGAGTGGCCCAGCTCACGCAGCAAGAACAGCAACAGCAGTTGCAAAAGCATTTGCAAGAGCAGCACGAAAAGCTGATCGCGGCGATTTCCGAGTGGAAAGACCCTGCAAAGGCCAAAGCAGAGAAGCAGTTGCTGGTCGAATTCGGTCAAAAGACCGGGTTTACACCAGAGGAGTTGAAGGCCATTGTGGACCACAGGGCGGTTGTCGTGCTGCGTAAAGCGGCGCTGTACGACCAGATGATGACCAAGCGTAAAGCAATCACACCTGTGACCAATAACGGCCCACGGCCTGCCAAGCCAGGAGCAGCAGGCCGGGTATCCCAGACAACTGAGGCAACGCGCGCAAAACAGCGTCTCGCAAAGACTGGCCGTGTCGATGATGCGGCCTCCGCAATCTACCAACTTTTGAGGTAACACTATGTCCATCGTAAGCAATACCTTCACGACCTACTCTGCAAAGGGTATCCGCGAAGACCTGAGCAATGTCATCACCAACATCGCTCCCGAAGAGACCCCCTTCCAGTCCAACATTGGCCGCGAAACCATCACGAACACGCTGTTCGAGTGGCAGACCGACACCCTGGCAGATGCCGCCGCAAACGCGCAGCTTGAGGGTGATGATGTTGCATCCTTTGACTCAGTGACCGCCACTGTTCGCTTGACCAACTACGCTCAGATTTCGCGCAAGACCATCATCTTGTCGAACACCGAAGAAGTGGTCAACAAAGCAGGCCGCCGTTCTGAGTTGGCCTATCAGATCGCCAAGCGCGGCTCTGAGTTGAAGCGCGATCAAGAATTCATTTTCTTGAATGGCGGTGTCGCAGTTGCTGGCAACACCACCACTGCTCGCGTGACCGCATCCTTGGGCGCGTTTGTCAAGACCAACACTGACAAGCAGACCAACGGTGTCGATCCCAGCTACACCACTCTGCCCAACAGTGCTCGCACTGACGGCAACGTGCGTACCTTCACCGAGACGATCTTGAAGAACGTCATCCAGAAGGTGTGGACTGCTGGCGGCACTCCCAAGATCCTGATGTGCGGTCCTGTCAACAAGCAGCGCGTGTCTGGTTTCTCTGGCATTGCCTCCTCGCGTTACAACATCAATGGCGGCGATCGCCCTGCCACTTTGATCGGGGCCGTTGACATCTACGTCAGCGATTTCGGCCAAGTGTCTGTGATCGCCAACCGTTTCCAGCGCGAGCGTGACGCATGGGTGATCGATCCCGACTACGCAAAGATGACTGTGCTGCGTCCTTACCAGCAAGTCGAATTGGCGAAGACTGGCGATGCTGAAAAACGCATGCTGTTGATTGAGTACGGCTTGAAAGTGTTGGCTGAAAATGCCCACGGCCTGGCCGCTGACTTGATCACTTCCTGATAGTTAATTAGGAGAGGGGCCAGGGAAACCTGGCCCCACTTACATGGACAAAAAAATTCTTGATGTAAGCCCCGACAAGGCAATCACTCGGACCTGGCACTTCAACCCTGACACCGAAGAGACGACTATCCAGACGACTCAAGACGTGACGGCAGTTATTGAGGCCAATAAGCGTGATTTTGCAGCCATTGACAACAAGGCAAACTGGACAGGTGAATGGCATCATGTTGCCAGCATCCCAGAGGCTTTGTATTACAAGCTCAAGGCCGAAGGCAAGCTCGATGACCCGGTTTACATGAAGAAATGGCTTAACGATGCTGACAATCGTTTCTTTCGCGTGAGGCCAGGCCAAGTATGAACTACATCGCGGTTTGCACGCCAGCGCGTGATCAGGTCCACACCAATTACACATATTGCATGGTCAACATGGTGGCGTATCACACGCTCAACACCACTGATGCCATCAGTCTGAAACTGTTGCAAGGCACGCTGATCCAGAACCAGCGTGCTGATTTGTGTCTGGATGCAATGCGCGAGGGCTGCACGCATGTGCTGTTTATTGACTCAGACATGACTTTCCCCCAGGACATGATTCAGCGTCTGCTCAAGCATGATGTTGACATCGTTGCGGCCAACTGCGCAAGGCGCAGAATGCCAACAGGCCCAACCGCACAGAACTATGACGAGAACGGCAAGCGCAAACCAGTCTATTCGATGCCAGAATCCACTGGGCTTGAAGAAGTTGGCAGTGTTGGCACTGGTGTCATGCTGATCAAGCGCAACGTCTTTGAGGGCATGTCAGAACCCTGGTTCGATATGCCTTGGCAGTACGACACCCGAGGCTACATGGGCGAAGACGTGTTCTTTTGCAAGAAGGCCCAGGAGCTTGGTTTCAAGGTGTATATTGACCATGATGTGAGCAAAGAGATCGGCCACATTGGCACGTTTGAATTCAAGCACGAACACACCTGGATCGTCAAAGAGGAAATGGAAAAAGAGGCAAGCTGATGGCACTGACCACATACACTGAGCTGAAAACATCAGTTGGCGATTGGCTCAACCGCACCGATCTGACAACGGCCATCCCTGATTTCATCGCGCTGGCAGAGGCCCAGATTGAGCGCCAACTGCGCACCCGGCAGATGATCGTGCGATCCACTGCATCGATCTCCACAGAGTACAGCGCAGTGCCTGATGACTTTCTGGAGACGAAGTCCATCAAGTTGACTGGCACAAATCCCATCACGCCATTGACCTTTGAGACTATTGATTCACTCGACAATCTGAGCACTCAGTACCGATCCAGCGGCGTGCCGATCTTTTTCGGCATTGTTGGAGGCCAGATCCGAGTGCTGCCGATCCCTGACGCTGCGTATACCGCAGAACTGGCCTACTATGCCAAGTTGTCAAAGTTGTCAGCCACTGTCTCAACAAATTGGTTGCTGGCACAAGCGCCTGACGTTTACCTGTACGGCGCTCTGCTCCAGGCTGCGCCCTACCTTCAAGATGATGCGAGAATCCCGGTGTGGTCAGGGCTGTATCAATCTGGCCTGGATCAATTGCAGATTGCAGATGATCGAGGTTCAACCAGTGGCGGTGCATTGCTGACCAGGGCAAAAACATTTGGGTGATCGAATGGTAATGACAACCAAAGGCGAGATGGACGAGTCACTGCTGGAAAAGCGTGAGGGGTCCATTGATACTGAGACCGAGACAACGAGCTGGGTTGAGTATTGGCATGAGGGTGAGTTGGTCCATCGATCAGTCCACATGGTGCTTAAGCGCGGCATCTTTGCCGAAGGCATCAGTCAACCAATTTGAGGGTTAAATCATGGCGAACACGCAGGCGATGTGTACGAGCTTTAAGGGTGAGCTGCTGGTCGGCCATCACAACTTTGGCACTGGAGTGGTCAGGGCATCCACTGCGGCTGACACCTTCAAGGCAGCCCTGTACCTGGCAAGCGCCACCGTCAACGCATCCACCACGGCCTACAGCTCCACTGGCGAGGTCACTGGTACTGGGTACTCTGCTGGCGGTGTCACAGTGACCTTTGGAACGGCTCCCAGCACCTCCGGGACCACTGCATTTGTCACGCCCAGCGCCAGCATCAGTTTCAGCTCAGTGACCCTCTCAACGGCCTTTGATGCGGTCCTGATCTACAACTCGACCCAATCAAACAAGGCAGTCAGCGTCCACACTTTCGGCAGTCAGACCGTGACTGCTGGAACCTTCACGCTGACCATGCCGACCAATGACGCAAGCACTGGCCTGATCAGGCTGGCTTAAAGCAGGAGCAGCGCCATGGCTGCTTACGGCACAGGCTACTACGGCCTTGGTGTTTATGGAATAGGCAATGTCGTCATCAGCGGCAACCAGGCAACTGGGGCCGTTGGTTCTGCACTTGTCAACATCTCAGAGCAAGAAGACGGCAACGTAGCCACTGGCAATGTCGGCACTGTCGGGTTGACCGTAACAGTTGCCATCACAGGCAATGCGGCCACTTGTGCCGTTGGCACAGTCTCCCCAGACGCATCCCAAGCAATCACTGGTAATGCGGCCACGCTGGCCGTTGGCACTGTCACGCCTGCCATGTCAATTGACATCAGTGGCAATGCGGCCACTGGTGCAGTTGACTCAGTCGGAGTCACCAGATCCACGGCCATAACTGGAAACGATGCCACTGGTGCTGTTGGCACTATGTCGGCCGAGGTGATTTCGTTTCAGGCCATCACTGGTGTTTCTGGGACTGGGGAAGTTGGCAGTGCGTCAAACGTCATCTCTGTTGCGATAATCGGCAACGAGGCAGTTGGATCTGTCGGGGTGATGGTTGGATTTGGGTGGGGCGCAGTGCCCGACACAAGCGAAACCTGGACCCCTCAGTCAGATACACCAGAGACATGGGATCCAGTGGCAAACACGGCAAAGACGTGGACACCAGAGTCAGACACCTCTGAAACCTGGACAGAGATTTCGGACAATTCAACATCGTGGCAGCAGGCCGCATAGGGGTAAAAAATGGCAGATACGACAACGACCAACCTTTTATTGACCAAGCCAGAAGTTGGTGCGAGCACCGACACCTGGGGCACAAAGATCAATACTGACTTGGACAGTCTGGACGCAGTCTTTGCGGCTGCTGGCACAGGCACAAGCGTTGGCTTGAATGT